TATCTTCCAATATGAAGATGGTAGAGTAGAACGGATGTATATTGATAATAAAAATCGTTAATTAAGAATAGCAAATTACCCGACAAGGATTTTGCTAGGAGCAGATATGGCTGATGAAAGCTAGTATCTGCTCCTTTTCTTATACTTTCATAAAGAGTAATACACAGGAAACTTGGCTCCCCAGGATACCTTTCGTATATTTACGACGTAAATAAATTAATAAATTAATAAAAAAATAAAGATTATGTTAGATTTAAGTAAAAAGGAGTTTATGAATGATGAAGAAATTAAAGAAAAATCACCTTCAGTGTTTACTCAAACACCTTCAAAAGAGGTTTCAAAACATTATACCCATATTCCTACAACTAAAGTTATCAATGATATGAGAACACTAGGTTGGGGTGTTGTTGATGTTCAAGAAGTCGCTGCTCGTACAAGTGCAACTAAAGGAGTACAAAAACACTTAGTAGTATTTAGGAATCCAGATGTTGTAATTAGTGGGAAAAATGATGATACCGTTTTTCCACAAATTCTATTAACAAATAGTCATGATGGGAAAAATGCATTTAATTTTGCTGCTGGTTTATATAGAATGATTTGCGAAAATGGATTGGTTATTTCAGACCAACAATTTGAGGATGTTAAAATTCGCCATATGGGTTATTCATTTGAAGAACTTCAAGTTCAAATTAGGGGATTGGTTGAAAAATTACCATTAACTGTTGAATCAATGAATAAAATGATAGAAGTTGAATTATCACAAGAAAAAGCTGTTGATTTTGCTAAAAAAGCTCTTAAAACCCGATTTCCAAAAGATGAATTGAAAAGAATTAAGATAGATATTAATGAACTATTAACACCTGTTCGTAAAGAAGATTCTGGAAAAGACCTTTGGAGTGTGTTTAATGTAGTTCAAGAAAAGATCATAGATGGTGATTTTGATTATATTGTAGGTAGCAAAGTTCGCAAAGCTCGACAAATAAAAAATTTCAAACAAGATCAAAAAATCAATAAAGAACTATTTGACTTAGCATTGGAATATACCAACTAATTAATTTTCTAACCTTGCAGATTTGGGTGCCAAATGGCGCCCATTTTTGTCCCAATACCAGCGATTATTAATGCAGTACCAGCGATATCTATATAAAACCACCACCATCGTCAATCTTAATAAATTTATTTGGATTCCATTTCATCCCTAGTTATATTTATGAATATGGATCTAGAAAATATATTTAATTTATTTGGTGGAGGGGAGAATCCACAACCTTATACTAGTAAGGAATTGGGAGATATTAAGAAATTTGAGGATTTTAAAGAAACCCCTATGTTTAAATTGGGGATGTTTAAAAAAATCGTTTTTAATCACATTTCATACAAGAAAAAAATTATAGAATTATTCAAAAGTGTTAAACCTCAACTAGATATAGAGGAATTAGAGGAAACTGGGGAATTAGTAGCATTTGAGAGGGGATGGGATTTTATTAGTCAATGTAATATTAAAGAGGAAGATTGGAGAGTAGGCCTGATATTATGTAATGATGAAGAATTTAGAGTCGCATTTAAATTAACCATTCAATTCTACCAAAATCTAGAAGAATATGAAAAATGTGCATATTTAAAAAAAATATTAGATTTCTTACAGAGAAATTTGGATAAGCAAAAATAAGTTATTACATTGAAATCACTGGGTATTGGAAAAAAGGGATAATAAGAAACAGTAACAGGAGACAGGGTGATAAGGGGAATAAATGTTATAACCTAACACCAATAATTAACAATCAATAAATAAAATTTATGAGAAATAAAGAATTATCTCTTCGTCGCATCCAGACAATAGAAGGGAAACTAAAAACATTAGATCTCCATATCCATAGAGGAGGAGAAAATCAAAAAATAATGGAAACACAACGATCAATCCAAGAATTAGTGGATGATCTTAAATCAATAATACATAGAGAAGAATAAAAGTTATGAACCTATCAGCAGAACAAATTCAGGAGAATTGGGAACATCTCTTGGGTTTTATTAGTTATATTGAATCTCCAAGAAAGGAGAAATTACTTGAATTTTATAACAAACATCAGGGAGAACTTATGATGATGCCAGCATCTCATAAAAGAGCATATCATAATGCGTTTCCAGGAGGGTATGTAGATCATGTTATTAGAGTAATTGAATCAGCATTAAAACTTAGTAAAGTTTGGAAAGATTTTGGTGTTGAAGAAAATTGGACCGAAGAGGAACTTGTATTTTCTTGTTTAAACCATGACCTTGGAAAAATGGGAGATGAAGATAATTATTCTCACATACCATCTCAGGACGAATGGAGGAAAAAGAATATGGGAGAAATGTATCAATTTAATAAAAAATTATCCTATATGTCTGTACCAGATCGTTCCATTAAACTATTGGTTGATAATGGTATTTTACCAACAGAAAATGAATGGTTATCCATTAAATTACATGATGGTTTATATGATCCCTCAAATGAATCATATCTTAAAAGTTATATGCCAGAGTTAAAACCACGTACTTCTTTAATTTATATCATCCACCAAGCTGATATTTTAGCATCGAGGATTGAATTTGAAAAGGAATGGATGGGGGAATTTAATAAAGATTTGGAACCCAAAAAGAAAAATTATACCTTAAATAGTAATTCAAATTCATCCACCAGATCAAAAGCTCTTGGAACTATTAAGAGTGAAGGTTTGAAGGATATGTTAAGCAACTTATGATTGAAACAATTATAATTTCTATAATGGGTGTATTAGTTGTAATCCTAGGATTTACAACTTTTAACCTCTTAAAGAAAAATGAAAAACAAGAAGACATCCTAATGGGTTATTTAGAATATCTTGATACCTTATCCAAGGTGATAGAAGCATCAGATAAAAAACTAAAAGAAATAGATCATAGTGGTGTTTTTAAAGCCGATGATGAAGTGGGGCAATTTTTTGAGTCCGTAAAGGAAATTCAAAATATCTTAAACGACTTCAAAGTAACCAGACTCAAGTGATAGTGGCTAAGAAAAGAAGACCAAAGTCAAAGAACTACTTTACCCAAGAAACAGAAGATGCAATCGTTCTGTATAATGGGACTTTGGATACAAAGATAAAAAGTAAGATATATGAAAACCATATTCATTACCCTTTCTTTAAACTTACAGAGAATATCATCCACACATTTAAATTTTATTATACAGAAGTAGATAAAATAGAACACCTCCAACATGAAATAATAACATTCCTCTTATCAAAAATCCATTTATTTGACCCAACTAGAGGTGCTAAAGCATATTCTTATTTTGGTACTATAGTAAAACGTTGGTTAATAGTGTATAATACTAAAAATTATACAAATAGAATAGCAAAGGCACCCGTTGATGATTTATACAAAGATGAAACCTATTCTTGTAATTTAACTGATGAACCGGTTGTTGATAATCTTTCTTTATTTATAGATGAATTTATAGAATATACTTCAAATAATTTTGGGGTATTATTTCCAAAGAAAGATGATGCTAAAGTTGCAGATGCAATCCTGGAGTTGTTTAGAAAACGAGATCAAATCGATATTTTCAATAAAAAAGCATTATACATCTACATCAGGGAAATGGTAGAAGTTAAAACTCCTAAAATAACTAAAATAGCAAATAAGCTATATAGTATTTTTAAGGGTAATTATATTTTCTTCCTAGAAAATGGCTATACAAACTTCAAGAGGTTATAGCTCTTTATATTTATATGTGACCAAAAACATATAATTATGAATCATTTAGACAAATTAACATTCAACGGGAAAAAATACTCTGACTTACTCCAAGAGATTTATAATAACCAAAAAAAGAAAGAAGGACAAATTTCTGCCTTAATAAAGGAACTTAAACCCCTTATCCAAGATATAGGTGATGCTACTATGATTGTTCCTTTAATTAAAGAATATATGGAATTAGGGATTAAGAACGATGAAGCTTTAGTTAAAATAGCAACTATTTTACAACGTATTTTCCAAAGTGAAGGAAGTACAGGGGATGATTTTGCTATATCAGATGAAGAAAAAGATCAACTATTAGCTGAAATGGAAAAACTTCAACTCCCACCTAAAGAAGAAGAGGAAGAATAATGGCTGTAAATAGAAAAGGATTTGGTGCTGCTGTTGGGGGTGCCTTAAAAAGTAAATGGAGAGGTAGTGTTGAAGAAAAACTCGCATCTCATGTAGATGAATTTTTTGTTGGTAGGGTTACAGATATAATTCTAAACCAAAACCACCCTAAATTTAAAGATTATGGGGAATGGAATGGAATTGGAACTATATTTTTTGAAGCTCAAGGTAATGAATTTGTAGGTAGCAATAATATAATTGCAAAACCATTATCCCCTCAAAGATCATCATTTCCATTGGTCAACGAAATGGTCCTTATTTTTACCCTACCTAATAAGGAAATGGGACAGGCTGCTACATCCACATCATACTTTTATATAAATGTAATTAGTATTTGGAATAGTCAGCATCATAATGCTTATCCAAACCCGATTCTTACTTCTGACTTACCCCCATCCCAACAAAAAGATTATCAACAAACATCTGCAGGTTCCACTCGAAAAGTAACAAATGAACCTAAAGAAATTCCATTAAATAGCCCCATTAATCCTTCACAAAATACTTTTATAGAACAAAGTAACATACATCCCTTACTACCTTTTGCTGGGGATATAATGTATGAGGGTAGGTTTGGAAATAGTATTAGATTTGGTTCAACAGCTAAAAACCCACCATCACCAACACTAAACAATTGGTCTATTAATGGAGAAAATGGTAATCCTATTACAATTATAAGAAATGGCCAAGATCCAGATTCAACAGAAACAGGTTGGGTTCCTATAGTAGAAGATATAAATAAGGATTTATCATCAATTTATGCTACATCTAACCAACAAATCCCATTAGAGGTTAAAAATTCAAATTATGATTCATATAGTACACCCCCTACTACTCCTGATCAATATGTAGAACCCCAAGTTATTATAAATTCAGATAGATTAGTTTTTAATGCTAAAAAAGACCATGTTTTAATTAGTGCTAAGGATTCTGTATTTTTAGGTTCTAATTCATCCCTTAATTTTTCCACTAAAAATTATATTATAGATTCCCCAGATATAAAACTAGGTAGTAATGCTACTGAACCTTTAATATTAGGAAATAAGTTTTTAACTAATTTAAATGCTATAATGACTTCATTAAATGCTTTATGTGCTGCTTTAGCAGCAAGCACAGTTTGGCCTGTAGGGGTTTCCGTACCCAATGCTCCTGAAATAGTTACAGCTAATGATTTAATTGCTAAAATTGGAACTTTTGTGGGACAAATTGAATCTTATAAATCCACAGTAAGTAAAACTGAATAATGGCTACTACCCCTACATACCTTTTAAAGGATGGAACTATAGTTACATTTGAAACCACCCCCCTCAAAAGAATAACTACAGGAACCAAAGATGATACTATCCTTTATACAAATGAATCTTCTGCTTTAACCCCATTTTCTTCACTAGCTGCCAAAGCTGCCCAATCCTTGGATACAGATATTGAAGAAGAAATATTACCTCCTCCCCCTCCCCCCAATTCAAATTTTATACCTTATAAATTTAAAGGTAAAGTTGTTAATTCCCAAAACCAAGATAAACTTTCTGGGGTGAAGGTAAAAGATTCATATGATGTCGAAACAACTACAAATCCTAGAGGAAGTTTCACCATTAAAGGAGAATATACAAAAGAAAAAGATTTAAATTTGATTATTAGTTTAAAAGATTATGAAATTAAAACAATCCCAATTAAAACCCAAAGTGGGGGTATTAGAGATGATATTAATGTTATTAAACTTCAAACCACTAAAGTAAGTGTTGAAGAAGATATTTTAGAGGAACAAGCAATTGACTCTTCGGGTCTTCAAAAAATAAAAGATTTTAACCCTAAGGATTTTATTTCAACACTAGTAACTAAATTATCTAATACTATAAAAACTAAATTAATACCAGCAATATTAACTTTAATAGCAGCCTTTGGTGTTTCAAAATTAGCAGAATTGAAGAAAAAGGGATTGACACAGTTCAAGGATATGAATCCTACTTGTCCTGCTAGTATAGATGAATTGAATAAACTTATAGATAAAAAAAATAAACTAACGAAACAACTAAATAATATTTTTAAGGGGGTGGAATCAATTACTAAGTTTTTAAAAATACCCCCTAAAATAATAGATGCATCTAAAATTACTACTAAATCCTCTAAAGCCTTTGTAGCTGGAGTATCATTTATCCCATCAACCTTTGCCTCCCCAATACCAGTAGGTCCTATTCTTATAGCAAAAGACTTAATCAATCTTTTAGAAGATCTTATAGATGTGTTGAAGGGAAAAATAGGTGCAGGAACTTTTCAATTAGATTTTTTACTTGATAGTGTTAAAAATGTTTTAGCGTTATTAAACATATTGGATTCTTTAATTCAAGGTTGTGCTGAAGAAATGAGTGGAGATTTAATTACTTGTACTTTACCCGATGGGACAACCCAACAAATGACACCAGAACAATGTACAGCCCTAGGAGGGAGTTATGATGATAATGAAATCCCAGGTATAGCAACTCAAGCCCAAATATCACAAGAACTTTTAGATAGTACAACCCAACAATCCAATCAATTATCCCCAGTAGTAACTAATGTAAATGGGTTTGAGATGGGAGTTGAAACTGAAGTAACAGACAAACCTCTTAAACGTAGAAGGGCCACAGCCAAAAACACTGAAGGAGTAATTGTGTTATTAGGAGAGTATTCATATAGTTCAAATGACCAAATTTTAATAGACGAATTAGTATTTTACATACAACAAAACAATTTAAAAGCCGAATAAATTAATATTTATATAAAACATAGTATTATGAAATCAACAGAATTAAAAAAATTAATAAAACAATCCGTAAAGGAGGCAATTCAAGAGGAATTAAAAGAAATAATATTAGAAGCTATTAAGTCACCTAAAGCTGCCCCCTTAAATGAGAGTAAAAATATAGATGTAACTTCTCCTACCCCATCCTTAGATTCTAGGGAAAAATATAAAAATATTTTAGAAGAAATGTCTATGAATTTTACAAGTAAGGATGTTAAAAAGTTTGCACCTCAAGGTTCAATAGATACAACATCCCCAAATGGGCAACTCCCTGAAGGAGATGTAGGAATGGATCAAATAATGGGGTTAATGACAAAAAAATAAAATATGCCCTTTGACGCTCAACAAATATACCCAATTGATTTTGATAAAAGCGCTGCTGTAGGGGTTAATCTTCCTTTTAGTGCCCCTGCAGTATTTTTTCCAAATTATACAACTAAAGAGGCTATTAAGAATAATTTAATTAACTATTTTTTAACTAATCAAGGGGAAAGACCACTAAACCCATCATTTGGTGGGGGATTAAGAGCATTTGTATTTGAACAAATAGCAACTGATAATTTAGATTTTCTTAAAGAAAGAATATCTTCGGATTTGGGTATATTTTTCCCTAATGTCTTTATAGGTAGCTTAGAAATAACAAAACAAGAAGATTTTAATACCATAACAGTTATTTTAACTTATAATGTTATAAACACTAATATTAATGATACATTAGAAATAGACTTTGTATAATGGCTACAGATAGAGACGTAAAATATTTAAATAGAGACTTTTCCGATTATAGGCAAAAATTAATCGATTTTTCTCAAACGTATTTCCCAAATACTTATAACGATTTTTCACCAACATCACCAGGAATGATGTTTATGGAAATGGCTGCTTATGTAGGGGATGTAATGGCATTTTACTTGGATAATCAACTTCAAGAAAACTTCACCCAATTTGCAAGACAAACAAACAATTTATATGAGTTAGCTTATATGTTTGGTTACAAACCTAAAGCAACAGGAGCCGCTCAAGCAACAATAGACATATACCAACAATTACCAGCTATAACAGTAGGTTCTACTGTAACACCAGATTATAGTTATGCTTTAACTATTGGGGAAAATAGTATAGTAAAATCATTATCCAACACTAGTATAAGTTTCTTAATGGAAGATCAATGTGATTTTTCAATATCAAGTTCCTTAGACCCAACTGAAACTACAGTTTACCAAACATCAGGGGATGTTCCTCAATATTATTTATTAAAGAAAACCAAAAAAGCTATATCTGCTACAATAGTATCTCAAAACTTTTCATTTGGTAATCCTGAACAATTTACTACAATTGATATAAATGCTAGTAATATTATAGGGATTTTAGATATTGTTGATTCTGATGGTAATACTTGGTATGAAGTAGATCATCTAGGACAAGAAATGGTATTTAAAAATATAAAAAATACTAATACAAATGACCCAAACAATGTATTGGATGCAGGTGAAGTTCCTTATTTACTTCAATTAGAAAAAATACAAAGACGTTTTGCAACACGTTTTACTTCAGCTACAAACTTACAAATCCAATTTGGTGCAGGTAATGTTGCTGATAAAGATGAAGTAATAACTCCAAACCCCAATAATGTAGGTATAGGTTTACCATTTGAGGTAGATAAACTAACAACAGCCTATTCACCAACAAACTTCTTATACACCAGAACTTATGGTATTGCTCCTTCAAATACCACATTAACAATAAGATACCTAACGGGAGGTGGTGTTGGTGCTAATGTAGCTGCAAATGATTTAGCTACTTTAGATACTACCAATACTAAATTTAATTCTGTTAACCTAAATGGAACTACCTCAAACTATATATTTGATTCCATTTCGGTAACTAACCCAAATGCTGCTGATGGTGGAAATGCTGGTGATACAATAGAAGAAATAAGACAAAACACATTAGCCACAGCTGCATCTCAACAGAGATCAGTTACAGCAGAAGATTACTTAGTTAGGTCTTTAAGTATGCCTTCTAAATTTGGCTCAGTAGCTAAAGCTTATATAGAACAACCTAAATTAACAGATGATCAAGTTTCCACAGTTGAAACTTTAAATTTATGGGTAATTTCACAAAATGCCTTATCACAATTTTCATCAGCTTCAACAACATTAAAAAAGAACTTAAGAACATATTTGTCTCAATACAGGGTAATAGGAGATAATATTGAAATTAGGAATGGATTTATTATTAATATAGCTATTGATTTTGAAATTATAGTATTACCTAATTTTAATAATAATGAAGTAATATTAGCTTGTATTAATTCGTTAAAAGATTATTTTAAAAGAGATAATTGGCAAATCAATCAACCCATTATGATTCGAGATTTATTTGTTAGGTTAGATAAAATTAAAGGTGTCCAAACAGTAAAAAATATAATATTTTCAAATAAAGCAGGGGCATCAAATGGATATTCACCTTATGCTTATGATATAGATGGAGCAACACAAGAAAACGTCATTTATCCTTCACTAGATCCAAGTATATTTGAACTTAAGTATCCAAATACAGACATTAAAGGAAAAGTAGTACCACTATAAAATATAATTATGGCAGAAAATCCAATAAATAAACCACCACCAATAACACTCCCACCAGGATTAGAAAATACTACTAATCAAACTATTTTGGATGCTGGTCACCCATCTTCAAAGTATTCTTCAACAAATACTTATTTAGATAATTACCAAGGGGCAAGATCTAATAATAGTAGTTTTGGTACTGAAGGTACAGATATTAAACCAAAAAGTGTATTTGAAACAACGGGGTTAGATGTAGAAAACCCAAAGGCCGGAACTAAACAAGGTGGGACTGGAGGTCCAAACAGAACTAATTCAAGTAATATACCTAATGGTCAATACATTAGTATTGGAACAAATAATTTATTTGGTTTTAAATTTAAAAACCATTTAGGAGTTTTATATAATAAAGAAGGTACACCCGTAATCACAAAACTTCACCAATATACTCCTAAAAACACATATATGAGTTTATTAAGAGGAAAACCAGAATTATAATGGCAGTATATAAATTATTCCCATACAAAGATACAACTTTATATTCTTTCTACCCAGAAATGAATACAGGTATAGACCCTATAGTTGAAATTTCAAATTTAAACCTTGCAGTGGATGGTAATCCTCAAGTATCAAGATATTTAATGGAATTTGTACAAACAGAAATTGTTGATATTATAGATAATAAAATATCAGGGGCACAATGGGATGTTAATCTTAGATCTTTTATAGCAACTGCCCAAGGAATTGTTGAATCCACAGATTTATCTGTACACCCTGTAGCTCAATATTGGTGGAATGGAACAGGTACTTATTTAGATTCACCCCAAGTTAAAGATGGGGCTAGTTGGGATTCTCCCAATTTTTCAGGTTCTGTTGCTTGGTCATCAAGTGGAACTGATAATACAAATAATTATGTTACAAGTTCGTATGATGCTACTTGGGTAGCTGCTGGTGGAGGAAGTTGGTATTATAGTGCTTCAGATGGTTCATTATATGCTGTTACACAATCCTTTGATACTAGAAGTGAAAAAGATTTAAAAGTAGGGGTAAAAACTATAGTTAAAAAATGGTATAGTGGTTCATTATCAGGACTAGCACCTTCTGCTTCTTTTGAAAATTATGGGTTTGTAGTAAAATGGGAAGATTCAGTTGAGTTTAGTACTGATACTCAAATTCAACCTGTAATGCAATTTTATAGTGTTGATACTAATACAATATATCCCCCACAATTAGAATTTAGCTGGAAAGATTATTCATCTGTATTAACAGGTTCAGCAACAAGTAGTATAGTTAGTACAACTAATTTAGTATCATCATTAGCAGAAAACCCAGGAGAATTTTTCCCATCAAGTGTTAATAGATTTAGATTTAATGTTGCTCCAAAATACCCAGTTAGGACATTCCAAACAGCATCCTTATTTGTTGGAACTAATTATTTACCAACTGCTTCATATTATGCAATAAAAGATTTGGATACCAACGAATTTGTTGTAGATTACGATACAACATATACACAATTAAGTTCCGATAGTAATGGAAACTATTTTGATGTTTATATGAATGGGTTAGAACCAGAAAGATATTACAAAATCCTAGTAAAAACTAACATCGGAGGATCTACTCTAATATTAGATGATAGTTATTATTTTAAAGTAATAAACGGATAATGGCAGAAAATATAAGATTAAATAAAAACGTATTTAACAAACCCCAGTATCAAAAAACCATTGATACTTCCTTCAATCAATTAGGGGTTAAAACAATTCAAGAACAACTGGATGAACAACCTACAGTTCAAGAATTTTTTGATATGTACAATCAACTATTTTATGAGATTCCTGAAGAGGGTGAAACTAATTCTCATGAATATTTAATTAAAACAAGTGGAGATTATATTGCTTTTGATCAAGTAAACGAAGAAGTATCGGCACTCCAAGATGAGATTGCTACATTGAGAGAAGAACTTTTATCTACACAACAAGAACTAGCTAATATACCTGCTACAGAAGAAACGGATACAACCTTTGATAGTTTTACATAATAATAAATTATAAAAAAAGGTTATTAAAGATATTTATAACATATATTAATAAATGGCAAGTATAGTTCAAGTAGATCCTAATAATTTCTCCCTACAGGTTTATGATTCCCAGGATGAAAATTTAATTTCATCCTTTGATGTAGATACTGTACTGACTGCTTCAAGTTATATTGAATTTTTCATATACGAAAACAATACAACTCTTGCTTACCAAAATTATTCTTATATAAATTACACAATTGAGAATGATAGTCCTTCAACAGGACTAACATCCATATCCCAATTTAATATTAATCCTGAAAAAGATTTACAAAATCTAGGGTTTGATAGAGGAGATTCTATTGCTTATTATAATTTCTTAACTAAGGAAATTGGTGATCCTAACCAACACCTATACATTAAAGAAATATCTTCGGATAGAACCGAACTTAGATTAGATAGTAATACACTAACTAATTTAGATATTATAGAACAAACAAATACTTTTGTTCAAAAGAGAGAAGATAGTGATTATTTTTTAGATTTTTATTTAAATTTAGGAAACAATGATTTACTCATATCTAATAATGTAAAAATAGATAATGAGGACACTATTGATCCCACAGTATTAATAAAATTATATGAACCACTCCCACCAGAATTTGATTTAAAGAGTGAGTTATGGATTGTAACTACATTAAACGAACCTGAAGCTTTTAAAGTAAGTTTCCCAAACCAAGTAATTGATTTTGATGATACAATTCAAATCCAAGGTCCTAATCTTAATTTACCTATTAAGGATCAAATTAATAACTCAACCCAACCTTTATCATATAATGATTTAATTGCTTCTAACACAACAAGTTCATTTCAACAACTAAATAGCTTAATATCTGCTTCATCATTACAAATTAGTATTGATTATTCGGATTTTAATGAATTTTGTCATTTTAGTTCTGCTAAAACAAGATTAGAAAATTTTAATTATAAAGTAGGATTAATAGAAACATACTCATCTTCTATATCTGATTTATCAGGTATTTCTTCTTCAGCTACTAGTGTTACTATATTAGAAAATAAAATAGGTAATGTTAAACAAAATTTTGATGGGTTTGAATATTACTTATATTATAGCAGTGGTTCTACTACTTACCCTAAAACAACAAGTACCATACCATATGAATTAGCTAAAACAGACAGCACAGAAGTTTTAACTTGGTTGGGTAGTGACAATGAGAGTAGTGTTTATTTTGGTGGCCAAGTATTATCAGCATCTAATTTTGATAATCAAAATCCTGACAACCTATTATTCTCAATACCTGAATATTTAAGAGAAGATTCTTCAAATCAACCATATGATTTGTTTGTAGCAATGGTAGGCCAACATTTTGATAGTATTTGGGTTTATACAAAAGATATAACACAAAAGTATAATGCTGATAATCGTTTAAATTATGGTGTATCCAAAGATTTAGTAGCAGATACCATTAGAGATTTTGGACTTAAACTATACCAAAACAATTTTAGTAAAGACGATTTATATACAGCGTTTTTAGGAATGACTCCTAATGGTGCTTTATTCCCATTCCCTAATATAACAGGCTCTTTACCTACACCTTCTGGATATGAGTATGTTAATACAATGATATCTGCTTCAACAACATCTATCCCTTTAGATGATGTTAATAAATCAATTTACAAAAGAATATATCATAATTTACCTTATTTAATCCAATCAAAAGGTACTATTCCAGGGTTAAGAGCATTAATTACATCATATGGTATTCCTGATACAATACTTAAAATAAGTGAATTTGGTGGAAAAGATAAAGCAAATGTAGATGATTGGGATTATTATTTTAATAAGTTTAATTATGCATTTTCAACATCAGGATCTAATTATATTAGAACTAACACCCAGAGATTT